GGCTTCATGGATGATCAGCAGGTTAGTCGCTCTCGTGCTACTATGCATAGTGGTATCTATCTTATGGAATATGGTGCATGCTTTGCGAAAGACTCTCAAGGTTTCTTTAAGAGAACTCTTATAGAATCTTGTGTAGCTAAAGATAAAAATATTGTAAAAAACACATGGCCATTATCTTATTGCCCTAATCCTTTTGATGTTGTAACAAGAGGTAAATCAGATAAAAAGTATGTATTTGGAATTGACCCTGCTTCTGAGGTTGACAACTTAGCTCTAATAGTAATTGAACTTCATCCAGAGCACCATAGAATAGTTTACTCTTGGGTAACCAACAAGAAAGACTTTCAAGAGAGGCGTAAGCTCGGCTTTACAGATATAGACGATTACTATAGTTTTGTAGTAAGAAAGATAAGGGATCTTATGCAGTTATTCCCCTGTGTAAGAATAGGTATTGATGCTCAGGGTGGTGGTTATCAGATCGCTGAAGGTCTTAGAGATAAAGACAAAATGAGAGAAGATTTAAATGAGCAACCAATCTTAGAAATAATTGATGAAAAGAAAGAAAAGGATACAGATAGGCTTGCTGGTCTTCATATTCTTGAGTTTATACAATTTTCTAGTGCTGACTGGGTTTCTAAAGCCAATCATGGTCTTCGTAAAGATATGGAAGATAAGGTCTTGCTGTTCCCAAGGTTTGATCAGGCAACGCTAGGCCTTGTTTCTAATCAAGATAAAGAAATGTTCAATAAACTTAAGGCTAAATTTGGAGAAAGTAGTTCTCTTAAATTATACGATACGCTTGAAGATGTTGTTATGGATATAGAAGAGCTTAAGATAGAACTATCTACTATTATGGTAAGTAGAACAGCTTCTGGTAGAGAAAAGTTCGATACCCCAGAAATTAAGTTAGGTACAGGTAGAAAAGGTAGGATGAGGAAAGACCGTTATTCGGCATTAATCATAGCTAATATGATAGCTAGGTCTATGCATCGAGAAATTCCTAATCCATCTTATTCTGTTATTGGTAGAGTAGCAAGCTCTATGGAAGTAAAAGAAGTTGATACATCTAAGATGTACTATGGTCAAGAGTGGGCTAGTGGTTATGATATTAATTCTGTTGGAATTGTAAGAAGAAGTTAATAGGTATTGGTGTAAATATCAATATACATTGTTTCAATTTTAATGGAGATTATATATATGGCTAAAAAAAGGTATCCAAAATCTGAAGTTGACAGATTAAATAGTATAGAAGGGCCAGCCTACTATTCTTGGGCTGACAAGAAGAATGAGTCAGAAGCCTTTTCTCAATATGCTAAAGCCCTAGAAGAGGGTGAATCTGGCGTAATTAGAGCCAACACTAGAGACTTTAGAAATCTAGATACTGGCATTGATGGCAGACCGGGATTAAGAAATAGTGACTTTGATTGGTTTAGACCGGGGCAAGCTGCCCCTGTTAAGTCAAAAGATAATATTGCTTTTGCTAGATTTGCTTATAGAAGAGTCGGGCTACTCAGAAATGCTATCGACCTAATGGGAGACTTCGCTAGTCAGGGTATTAGATTGTCTCACCCGAACAAGACTATCGAAAGATTTTATAATGACTGGTTCAAAGAGGTAAGGGGGCCATTTGTAACTGAAAGAATGAGTAATCTTCTCTGTAGAGAAGCTAACGTTGTGGCCAGATGGTACACAGCAAAGCTTAACATCAAGCAGCGTTTAGAGATGCAAAAAAGTATTGCTGCTGAAGATATATCTATTAAAAAAAACAAAAGCCCCTACTATAGTAAAAGAGAAATACCTTGGAGATATAACTTTATAGACCCAATAGTTGTCGAACCGCTTGGTGGCGTACTGTCAACATTAGCAAAACAGCCTTCTTTACTACTAAACATACCGTCTAAGGTTAGAAGTGAGATAGCAGCACTATCCAACAGCAACAGTGAAGAAGCGAGAGAGGTGCTTAAAAATATTTCTCCAGATATACTTAGAGCGATATCTGAAAACAAGCAAAAGGTAATGATACCACAAGATAAATGCAGAGTTCTTTATTATAAAAAGGATGACTGGCAAGTTTGGGCCGATCCTATGCTCCATTCTGCATTTGAAGATATTAATCTATACCAAACGCTAAAACTAACAGACAAAGCTGCCCTTGATGGTGCTAGAAATAAAATTAGAGTTTGGAAAATCGGTAGCTTAGAGCATAAACTAGCTCCTAGCCCTAAAGCTTCTAGCATTTTAGCTGGAATGCTTGGAGCTAATGTTGGTGGAGGTACTATAGATGTTGTATGGGGTCCAGACATTGAGTTGATTGAAACAAGTAGCGATATTCAATCTTATCTTGGTGAAGAAAAATACAAACCAACCCTAATGGCTATATACGCTGCTCTTGGTATACCTCCTACCCTTACTGGTACTTTTGGAGCTTCTGGTACTACAAATAACTTTATATCTTTAAAAACCCTTATAGAAAGGCTTCAGTATATTTGAAGGCTTGTATCAGAGTTTTGGGAAGAGCAGATTAAAATAGTACAAAAGGCTATGGGTTTTGCTAAACCAGCTAGTGTTGAATTTTCTATTATGCACCTTGAAGATCCAGCTTCTATAATGAATATTCTTATATCAATGGCTGATAGAAATATTATTAGCGATGAGTTTGTACAAAGGTATTCTGGTGCTAATCCAGATGTTGAATATAACAGAATTCTTAAGGAAAGCAAAACTAGGGAAAGAAAAGATATGGAAAAAGTTAGCCCTTATCATCAAGTTGATAAAGACTTTGGATTGTCTAAGATTGCCCTTCAAACTGGTCAAGCGTCACCTTCTGAGGTTGGCTTGAATCTAGAAGAAAGAAAGGAAGGCGAAAAGACTTTGATGGATATGAAAATGCAGGAGAGCAGAAATAAAAGAGGGAACATCCAAGATAAGTCGTCTCCGGGAGAGCCGGGCAGACCTAAGAATTCCAATGATCTTGTTAAGAGAAAAGAAAAGACATTTAAGCCTAAAACTAAAGCTGAAATTGAAATATGGGCCAAAAGAACTCAAGATAAAATATCTAAAGTTATCAACCCTAAAATTGTAGCAGCCTATGGGAAATCTTCTATTAGAGAGCTTAACTCTGATCAAATAAATGCCCTAGAAAGCTTAAAATTTGAAATTTTGTGTAACCTAAATGTAGGAGAAGATATTAATGAGCAAAGCATAGCTTCTGCTTATAGGAATCCAAATAAAGACATACATACTGAATTCAAAAATTGGATCAGTGCTGCTGAAGAAAAACACGGTAAGCTCACAATTGAAGAAATACGCAGTATGCGTGCCTACTTTTACGTTTGTTATATGGAATCTAATAAATGAATGAAATAACTATTTATAATGTAGAAAAAGAGTTGGGTCTAGAAGACAAAATCAAGGCCCAATCTTCTATAGCCTTTGTTTCCCCTATTCTCAAGCTTGATTCAGAGGCTAAGAACGAGAGTCAGATATTAGATATAAGTAAAGCCTCAGCTTTAACAACTATTTCTAGTATGGGCTATGATGTTTCTAAAGATCCGCTTCTTCATCACGTATACTCTATACTTGTTTCTACTGTATGGAATAAAAATGATGATATTTTTGACAAGGCGGCAGTTTGGGCGGCTAGAAAAACTCCCATCTTTAAGCCAACAAATTTAGATCATGATGAGACAAAACTTATAGGAACAATGATTAACTCTTGGCCTGTAGACTCAGATATGAATTTGATTGCTGAAGATACTTCTATAGAAGATTTGCCAGATGATTATCATTTGCTAGTTGATAGTGTAATATATAAGCAATGGCAATCTCCAGAGCTTCAAAATAGAGTTGATACTCTAATAGCTGAAATTGAATCTGGTGAAAAATACGTTTCTATGGAGTGCGTATTCAGTGGTTTTGATTATGGAATTATTGGTCCAGATGGGGCAGTATATGATCTTCCAAGAACATCTAGTACAGCTTTTCTTTCTAAGCATTTGAGGGCTTATGGTGGAGAAGGTGTATATGATGGGTATAGGATTGGTAGAATACTTAAGAATGTGGTCTTTAGTGGTAAAGGCTATGTTGATAAGCCAGCTAATCCTGATAGTGTTATCTTTGATAAAGATTACGTGGTTTCCTTTGCTAACGTTAAAAGTGGTAAAGATTTAGATTTAAATAAAAATGGTGTAACTAGTGTTGACGACAAGCAACAAAATGAGTTTATCTCAACCAAGGAGAAAGAACAAATGTCAGAAAATCAAAATATTTTGAACGAACAACTTAAAGAGCTTAAGGACGCATATGCTTCCCTTCAGTCAGAAAATAAAAGACTAGCTGAAGAAAACTCTAAGGCAAACATTTCACAATATGAAAATAAAATTACAGAACTAGAATCTTCTCTTGCTATGGAAAAAAATTCTAAAGAAGAGATGAAGAAAAAGATGGACGAAGAAAAATCTAAGTCCGAGAATCTAGAAAAAGAACTATCAGAAGTCACTGAGTCTATGAATAAGATGAAGGGCGAATGTGATAAAATGAAAAAAGACGCTATGATGAAAGAGCGTAAGGACAAGATGGCTAAGTCTGGTATTTCAGATGAGCAAATCGAAGAAACTTACCAAGCTTTCTCTTCTATGAGTGATGAACAATTTGAAGCTGCTATTAAGCTTCTATCTCAAGCATCAACAAGCGAAACTAGCACAGAAGACTCTTCTGCTAGTGAATCTAATGAAGAAGAAACAGAAACCTCAGAAGCCTCTGAACTCGTTGAAGGCGATGAAGAAGGCGGTTCTCATAGTGTGTCAAGCGAACAAGAAGAAAGTGAGCTAGACTCTGCTCGTGCGTCACTTGCAAATTGGGCTTCAGAACTTTTTAGCTCAAAAAAGTAATAATTTAACTAAATCTATTAGGAGAATAATAAGATGGCTTTAAAACCAGATCGTGTAGAACATCTAACAGATATCTCTTATTTCAAGAGTGATGCTACAGTAGAACGCGGTATTATTGTTGCACACGGAACCGGTGGTTCTGGTGCTGCTATGGATGACGCTCTAGCTAAAGTAGCTACAGTTTCAGCTTATACTGACAAGCCTGCGGGTTTGCTGTTGAATGATGTCGTAAATATTAACCTAACCCGTCAACAATATAATGCTCATAAAGACGAGATGCAACTAGGTAGCAAGGTTACTTTGCTACGTCGTGGTACCGTTGTTACTGACCAAATTTCAGGTACTCCTGTAGTTGGTGAGCAAGCATACTTTGGCCTAGATGGCAAACTAGTAACAAGAAGTCAATATCCGGGTACTACTGGCTTCAATAATGATCCAGTTGGTTCTCAAGTAGGACGTTTCCTATCTGTTAAAGATTCAGACGGGTACGTTAAAGTTGAAATTAACATTGTTTAATAAATATATTGGAGTTTAAAATGTCTTTTGAATTTGAAAACAAAGATGCCATTCTTGTAAAGTCTGGCTCTGCAAACAAAGAGGAATCACTAGCGGCTGTTAGAGAACTAGCTAAAGCTATTGAAACCCCTATCCGTAAAGGTCTAATGGACGGAGATATTACAGATAATATTTTCGAGCCAATCAACCTAGCTCCCGGTGCTACTAGTGAATTCCCTATGGACTTCATTTCTCCGGGTTCTGAAAAAGATTTTGTTGCTTACACTATCCCTAACCACGGTCGTATTCCAGAGCGTAGAGTTGAAGGCGATTACGTAATGGTTCCAACCTATGATATCGGTGCGTCAATCGACTGGCTACTAAAGTATGCCCGCGATGCTCGTTGGGATATCGTTGGTAGAGCTATGGAAGTAATGAGAGCACAATTCACTAAGAAGTGGAATGATGACGCTTGGCACACTTTGATTTCTGCCGGTGTTGACCGTAACCTTTTGGTTTATGATCCAGACGCTTCCAATGGTCAATTTTCTAAGAAACTAGTTTCTTTGCTTAAAGTTACCATGAGACGTAATGGTGGCGGTAACTCTGCTTCTAACAACAGAGGTAGACTAACTGACCTTTACCTAAGCCCAGAAGGTATCGAAGATATTCGTAACTGGGGTGTAGATGAAGTTGATGACGTAACTCGTCGTGAGCTAATCACATCTGGTGACGGTGGCCTTGTAAGCCGTATCTTCCAAGTTAACCTTCACGACTTGGATGAGCTTGGTGATGATCAAGAATATCAACTATTCTACGAAAACGATCTATCAGGTACTCTTCCTTCAGGTGACTCTGAAATCGTTGTTGGTCTAGATAGAAGTAGCAGAGACAGCTTTGTTATGCCTATCCGTCAAGGTCTAGAAATCTTTGAAGACGATACTCTTCATCGTGCTCGTAAGGCTGGTCTATACGGATTTGCTGAGCAAGGTTTTGCTGTACTTGACAACCGTAGAGTTCTACTAGGCTCTTACTAATACAAGTAAGAATCTTTAAATAAATACAATGGCCGATGGTGGCACTTAGCTGCC